GCAGGCTCTGGTGCGGGCACCGTGCGTGAGGCTTCCGGCTGGACGCAGATCTCGCAAATCACCGAGCCGACGGCGAACGGTGGCGAGCAACAGTTCCTCACCTACGGCTTCCTTGAAGACGATGATGACCGTCAACTGCCCACCAATAAGTCTGCCAGCAGCATGACGCTGCCCGTCGCGGATGATCCGGCCAAAGCGTATGTCGCGCTGGTTGAAGCTGCGGACGAAGACAAAGAACCGCGCCTGATCCGCGCGAACCTCCCGGGCGGCGCGACCATTTACTACTTCGCGTACGTGTCGATCACGGCGACCCCGACGCTGAGCCGCAACAACATCATGACGCGGACTATCACGCTGTCGTTCGCCTCTCGCCCAACCCGCTACAACGCCTAAGGGGATCCCATGGCAAAGTTTTCCATTGCGCCGAAGCCGACGTTCACCGTCGACGTGGCCATCCCTCAAGTGGGCGGCAAGCCAGCCATGGTGCCGTTCACGTTCAAGTATCGCGACCGCACCGAGCTGGCGGAACTGTTCGATTCCTGGAAGGAAAAAGCGGAGGCCATCGGCGAGCGCTTTAAGGGTACTGAACCGACCCTCACGGAAATTACCGCGGCGGAGGTTGAGCAAGGCGTCGACCAAGTCAAGGACCTGGTGGTGTCCTGGGGTTTCAACGACAAGCTCAATGATGAGTCGATCACCGCGCTGGTGAAGAGCTGTATCGGTGTGTCGGATGCCGTTGTGAAGGCTTACAGCGAAGCCTTCGGCAAGGCCCGCCTGGGAAACTGATCGCCGCAGCCCGTGCGCTGTATGAGTCTGAAGGATCTGCCGAGCAGATGGCGATGTTCGGCTTCTCGCCAGAGGACTACGACGAAACAGTTGAGGTCTGGCCGGACAACTGGCCGTCATTTCTCGTCATGGACTCAATGGGAACTCAGTGGCGCACAGGCGCAGGCGGCGCGACCGGCCTCGATTACGGTGTTTTGCCCAATGTGATGAAGCTCGTCGGCATCCCGGCGAAAGACCGTCCCGGTGTGTTTCAGGACATCCGTGTAATGGAATCTGAAGCTATCGCGGCTATGGCGGATGCCCGCGACAACAGCTCGTGAAGACGGGCACTTATTCAAGGTGAGTCGATGAACATTGCAGAACTCGGCATCAAGGTCGATTCGGCTGATGCCGCCAACGCTGCGACCGATCTCGACAAGCTGACCAAGGCTGGTGATCGCGCTGAGCAGTCCGCCGTCGGCCTGATGAAAGAGATGGAGGCGCTGGAAAAGTCGCTATCGAAAGGCGCGACCTCCACGCAGGAACTGGCCAAGCAACGTGACAGCCTGGCGAAGCTGACCCAGACCGGCGCCTATGGTGAAGCTGAATTCACCAAGATCACCGCGCAGTTGGATAAGCAGCAGGTGGCACTGGCAAAGTCGACGCTGGATGAACAGAAGGCCCTGAACAGTCTGCTGGGGGCCATTGATCCGGCCCGGGCGGCCATGGCCAAACTGGATGGTCAGGTTGAGCAACTGGGCAAGCATCTCGACGCCGGCCGTATCAGCCAGGACCAGTACAACTCGGCGCTGAGCAAGATCGACGGCAACTACGCGGCGCTGGAGAAAACGGCCACTGGTTTCGATCGGTTGCGCCTCGGCACTCGCCAGGCGCAAGAAAATGTCGTCCAACTCGGCAACGCGTTGTCGTCCGGGGACTGGGGTAGTGGCGTTCGTGCAGTTGCCCAACTTGGGGCCGGAGCAGGAAGTGCCGCGATCGGATTCGCAGCCATTGCTGCGCCTCTTGCATTGGCAGCTGCCGGTATCGCTGTTCTCACGAACGCGTATTACCAAGGTGCCAAAGAAGCGAGCGAGTACAACAAAGCGCTGACCCTCACTGGCAACTTTGCCGGCACCAATGCCGACATACTCGGCGAGATGGCACGGCAGATCAGCGCAACTGTGGGCACGACAGGCGCTGCCGCGGAAGTCTTAGCGACCCTGGCCGGAAGTGGAAAGCTAGCGAGCGGCAGCTTTGTGGAGATCTCCGAAGCAGCCCTAGCAATGGAGACAGCCACTGGGAAATCGGTGGATGCGACCGTCGCTGAGTTCGTGAAAATCGCGGAAGACCCGGTTGCGGCGGCGAGGTCGCTGAATGATCAGTACCATTTTTTGACTGCTTCAGTTTATGCGCAGATCGCCGCGCTGAAAGACCAGGGCGACACCATCGGCGCCACCAAACTGTTGACTGACACCTATGCCGACACAATCAAAACGCGCACCAGTGAAATCACGGCGAACTTGAGTCTGTGGGAGCGGGCGTGGAAGGGGGTCTCGACAGAAACACAAAAGACTCTGGACGCCTTAAACAACATTGGTCGCGCCGAAGACTCGGCTAAAAAGATTGCCGATCTCAGTCAGCAGGTTGCGTATGCGCGCAGTGCTGTTGCGGCCGATCCCAGCGACACCGACGCCAAGGAAAAGCTGCAAAACTCTCAGCTTGAACTGGACTTCCTTACCAAGCAACGGGATACCCAGGCAGCAATTTCCGCTGCCGCAGGACTGTATCAGCAGACCCAGGACAAGGCGCAGGACGCGCAGCGCCGAGTCAAAGTGCTGAGCGATTCGAACCTCACCAATGAAGAAAAGCGTAACAAGCTCATCAAGGAGTATTTGCGTGATGTAGAGGCGATCCGGAAGGCAACTCCCAATGATCCCTCTGTGCGGGCTGATGTTGTTGCCAAAACCATCCAAAACATCAAGGACAAGAACAAGGATCCAGCTGCTGCCGCAGGCAGTGTCGACACTACTGGCTTCAACTACGCCAAGAACGCTCTCGCCGAGACCCTGGCCTATTACAAAAACGCCGAGAAGGAACTGGAAGCCTCCCAGCGCGCGGGAGTGATCAGCCAGGCGAGTTACACGGAGCAGCGCGTCAGTCTGTTGAAGCAGCAGGCCGACGAAGTTGCCCAAGGCTACCAATCTGAAATCGATGCGCTCGAAGCAGCCAAGACTAAGAAGAGCACGACCGGTGCTCAGATTATCCAAATCGACCAGAAGATCGCGGATGCTCGCACCGCAATGGTCAAGGCGCAGCAAGACAGCGACAGCGAACTGGCGATCATCGCCACCAACGAAGAGGGCCGGCTGCGCAAGCAGACTTTGGCTGTCAACACGTACACCAGCGCCCTGCAGCAACAAGTCGAGACGCTTCGACAGCAAGGATTGCGCGCCGCTTCCAGCCTTGGTCAAGGAGACCGGCAACGCGGGCTGACGGATCAGCAAAACGGTATTGATGATCGATTCAATCAGCAGCGCTTGGAGTTGGCCAACCAGTATGGCGACGGTTCGCGCGGTATGAGCCTGGACGAGTACAACCAGAAGCTGAAAGCGCTGAAGGCTACGCAACAAGATCTGCACGACACCGTGCAGGCCAATTACGACGACATGACCGCCGCCCAGGGTGACTGGAGCGCTGGCGCATCTTCGGCGTGGCAGAACTACCTGGAGTCGGCGCGCGACGTTGCGGGGCAGACCAAAAGCCTGTTCACCAACGCCTTCAGCTCGATGGAAGACGCCATCGTCAACTTCGCCATGACTGGGAAGCTGTCGTTTGCTGACTTCGCGAAGTCGGTACTGACGGATATGGCGCGTATCGCGGTGCGGCAGGCCAGTTCGTCTGCGCTGAGCGGGTTGTTCGGCTTGGCGGCTTCTGCCGCAGGCTCTTACTTTGGTGGAGGGGCTTCCAGTTCGTTAGGAGCATCGCAGGCCGGCTATTCCTCGCAGTACTTTCCGCAAGCGAAAGGCGGTGCCTGGTCCGGCGGCGTGCAGATGTTCGCCAACGGCGGGGCCTTCACCGACAGTGTTGTCAGTAAGCCGACAGCCTTCGGGATGGCCGGTGGCAAGACTGGCGTGATGGGTGAGGCTGGGCCTGAGGCGATTGTGCCACTTGCCCGCGACTCGCAGGGACGACTCGGTATTCGCGGCGGAAGCAGCGCAACACCGATCACCATGACTTTCTACATCGATGCGGCTGACAACGGGGCCAGCACAATCCCCGATCCTGCGAAGTTGGCGGAAGCCATGAAGGCTGTCGCGCAGCAAGAAATAGCCCGACAGCGCCGTAACGGCGGGCAACTCGCCTAAGGAGAAATCATGCAGGTTTTCACCTGGAGAGCGGGTTATGACGCCTCGAAAGCCGTTGCTCCGACCGTCAAGGTCATCAAGTTCGGTGACGGCTATGAGCAGCGGCAGGCGTCCGGCATCAACCGCCTGCCACGCAAGTTTTCATTGATGTTCAAGAACAGAACGGAGGTGATCGCAGAAATCGACGATTTCCTCTCCGCACGAGGCGCCGTCGAAGCCTTCCATTACACCCACCCCGGCCAATCTGCCGGGGTTTTTGTTTGTCGGGAATGGACGCGCGGCGATATCGCCTATGGCGCATCTAGCCTATCAGCTACTTTTGAAGAGGTATTCGAATGAGCGAGTTACAGGGACAGCTCTCGCTGGCGAAGGGGCTGGTGATCTGGGAGGGGTTTGAGCTGGTACTGCCCGACCAGACGCTGCGCTTTCACGCCGGAGTGAACGAAACGCTTGGGTCAGTTGCTTGGCAGGGGAATCCTTACACACCTTGGCCGATCAAGGCCCAAGAGTTCGCTACGCCAAGTCAAGGATCGCCGGCCCGGCCACAGCTTCAAGTCGGTAACTTCGGCGGAACGGTGTCGGCGCTGTGCAGGCAATACGAGGATTTGCTGGGGGTGAAGCTCAAGCGCCGCCGAACGCTGGTCAAGTACCTGGATGCGGCGAACTTCGCTGGTGGCAACCCAACTGCAAATCCAGCAGAAGAGTACCCGGTTGAAACCTGGATCATCACGCGCAAGGCCAACGAGACGCCGGCCGCGATTGAGTTCGAGCTCGGTTCGCCGCTTGACTTGCAGGGTGTGAAATTACCGCGCCGCCAGGTAGTGGCTGGCACTTGCCTGTGGGCTTATAAGTCTGGTGAGTGTGGTTATGCCGGCGGGCCAGTTGCGGACTATACCGACAATCCAACCAGCGACCCTGCCAAGGACCGATGCAGTCGCACCCTAAGGGGCTGCAAGAAGCGCTTCGGTGAGTTCGGCGAGCTTCCGTTTGGTGGCTTCCCGGGCATTGCCCGTGTTCCGAGACTTTGACCATGAGCAAATTGTTCGAGAAATGCCGGGCTGACGCCGAGGCGCATGCCTTGACTGAGTACCCGCGAGAGTCATGCGGTCTGGTCGTCAGCGTGCGCGGAAAGCCGTCCTATGTGCCGTGCCGCAATCAGTCGGATGAAACGGATCACTTCATCTTGCACCCCGAGGACTACGCTGCTGCGGAAGATCTGGGTGATATCGTCGCTGTGGTACATTCGCACCCTGATGCCGGCCCCGAGCCAAGTCTGCACGATATCGCCAGTCACGCGGCCAGTCGCATGACCTGGTGGATTGTCGGGTTGAAGGATGGCCTCGCGACGTGGCATGAGATGCCGGCCGCCGGTGAATTGCCGCTGGAAGGCCGCGTGTTCGTCCATGGCGTGATCGACTGTTACACCCTGGTCCGCGATTACTACCGCCAAGTGCTCGGCATCATCCTTCCGGACTTCCATCGCAAGGATGACTGGTGGCACAACGGCGAGAACCTGTACGTCGATAACTTCGAGCGGGCCGGCTTTGTGCCGGTCGCTACTCCAGAGCCAGGCGATTTGATTGTCATGGCCATCGGCAGCCCGACACCGTGCCACGGCGCGATCTGGTTGGAGGGTGACGTGCTGCTTCACCACCTCTACGGTCGGCTGAGCTGCAAGGAAGTCTACGGCCGGGCCTACCGTGAGTGCACGACGCACATCATGCGCTACGAGCCAAATGATGCGGCTGGCCGAGATTCACAATAAGGATTTTATGGATACTTCGTGGAAAGAACGTTTTTCAGGAAGCTCAGAGCCTGATGTGCCTGGTCTTTCGCCTCTTGGGCACTTTGCCCGACGCTCTGATGCCATAGATCAACCGTCCACCCGTGAATACTCTCGGTGGTCAGAAGAACTCGCTCAATTTCGATTAAAAATGCGCGACGATCCGCTGGGAACATGCCGCTATCCGCCGCATACCCAAGAATTTCCCCGGCAATCATGAGTTGGGCGCCATATTCTGCGAACGCACTTCGGTCTCTGTAGATCAATCCAATATTGAAGCTTGAGTAGAATTTCCCATCACTCTCCTCATCGATAGACCCGCACCGAAAACTTTCAAAGCGACAACCTGACGAGTTAAGGCTCTGAATTGCCGACTTCAATTCCAGGTCGCGACTCAGCTCTGGGATGTCTTCAATCCTGCCTGGTTCCTTCGATAACCAGATCACAGGATGCACATCGCCGTGAGGGTCTGCAGTATAGGGAATGTTTTTTTGCTGCGTGCTCAGCCTGATTTCAACCGCTGACCAATTGCTCATTTCATCAATGTCCGAATCATCCATGTGGAGGCAGGAGGCTACTATTGGCTGCGGGCGGAGCGTTACTGATGATTCGTACAGGCGCGCGAGCCCTGTTAGAGTCGCCAAAACACAAGGAGGCTCAATATGCGGAAGATTCTAACGGCCATGGTCATGATTGGGCTGGCTGGTTGTGCAACTTCACCTGTTCCAAGCACGCAAGCTGTCAATGCGCCTGCCGATCGATTGCTGGCGCATCAAGCGGATCTGACCGGCGCTGGAAAGATTACCGTCATCAGGGATAGTGGGTTCCTCGGGAGCGGCTGCTACGCCACTATTTTCCTTAACGGTGACCGCGCCGCCAAGCTTGACCAAAAGGAAAAGGCGACATTTATCCTCCCGCCAGGCGAGTGGGTAGTTGGAGCGGCTCTTGAAGGTAGCGGCCTTTGTGGCGCGAATGAAAAACGAACAGAGACAGAGACAATACTGAAACAGGGTCAGGAAAAGTATTTCAGAGTTTTTTCTGCGCCTGAGGCAGGGCTAGACGTTCGGCCAACCAGCCTTTAGTAACTAACAGTTCATCATAACCGCCTCCGGGCGGTTTTTTATTGTCCGGAGAAAAGTATGAGTGATGTAGTCAGCCGTCAATCAATGGCCACTATTAAGCTTTCCGGAAGCTTGGCAAAAAAATTCTGGCGGCAAAAGGATTACCTGCTGGAATCCGGCACAACTCAAGAAGTCTTCAGCGCTCTAAAACATACCATTGATGGTTTTGAGGACTTTATCCGGGACCAAGCTCGACGAGGTATGCGTTACGCAATCTTTCGTAACCGCGAAAACGTTGGTGAAGACAGATTCACCATGAGCGGAACGACCGAAATCCGGATTGTCCCGGTAATAGCGGGAAGCAAGAATAGCGGACTGTTCCAGACAGTCGCAGGTGTTGCGCTGATTGTCGTTGGCGCTGTTGCCTCCGCCTTCGGTCAGGCATGGATAGGCGCACCTATGATCAAAATTGGTATCGCTCTCACCATTGGCGGCGTCATCCAGATGCTCACACCAGTTCCAAAATCCCCCGGCCAGCAAGACCAAGCCAGCACCGAAAACAAACCCAGCTACCTCTTCAACGGCGCGTTCAACTCGACGCAGCAGGGCCTCCCTGTGCCTGTGGTTTACGGCCGGATGCTGGTGGGCTCCAGTGTTGTATCGGTCGGTACATGGGCAGAGGCACTACCTACATGAGTGAAATCATCGTTGGCCGCAAGGGCGGCGGGAAGGGCGGGGATGGTGGCGGAAGCTCCGCGCGCACTCCAGTTGAGGCGCCCGACAGTCTCCGTTCGCGTCAGCATGTAAAGGTAATGCATGCGATATCGGAAGGTGAGATCGATGGAATCGAGGGGCTTTTCCAAGGAGTCTTCTTCGATGATGTCCCGCTCCAGAACCCAGATGGGACTATCAACTTCCCCGGGTTCGAATTCGATTGGCGGCCGGGGACGCAGTGGCAGTCCTACATGCCGATCACCAGCCTGGAGGCCGAGCAGTCGGTCGGCGTTGAGATGCGGCAGTATTTGGCAGTCGAGCGCGCCATCACCGATACAGATGTTGATGCCGTGCGTATTACCGTCAGCACGCCGCAGCTGTCTGAACAGAATTTAACGAATGGCGATACCACCGGCTCCGTCGCGAGTTTCCGGGTCGAGGGGAAACTTGGCACTGGCGGTTGGTATCAGCTTTGCGGCGACCTGACGATCACCGGCAAGACCATGAGTCGCACCCAGTTCTCGTATTACGTGCGATTGCCAGTATCCGGCGGCCTGCCGCGTTACGTCCGGTTGACCCGGCTGTCGCCCGACTCGGGCAGTTCGGCCATTCAAAACAGGACCTTCTTCGATTCAGTGACCCTGCTGTGGGATGAAAAGCTTCGCTACCCGAACATTGCAATAGCAGCCATCTCGATCGATGCGCAGCAGTTTTCCAGCATTCCGCGCGTGTCCTTTCTGATTCGCGGCATCAAGGTACTGGTGCCGAGCAATTACAACGCAGCGACCAGGACCTATACCGGATCTTGGGACGGGACATTCAAGCGCGCTTGGACCGATAACCCGGCTTGGATCTGGTACGACATGCTCACCAATACCCGCTATGGATTGGGCGGCTTACTGGATTCGACGCTGGTAGACAAATACTCGCTGTACAGCATTGCCCAATATTGCGACGTCTTTGTTCCTGACGGCTATGGCGGCTACGAGCCTCGCTTCACCTGCAACCTGGCGCTGACCACACAGCAGGACGCCTGGAAGCTGGTCAACGACATGGTGTCGGTGTTCCGGGCCATTTGCTTCTGGGCTGGCGGTACGCTGATTGCCGTGCAGGATGCGCCTCGGTCCAGCCGTTACCTGTTCAACAACTCCAACGTGGTCGGAGGTGATTTCAACTATCAGTCGGTTGCCTCGGACCAACGCTACAACGTCGCGGCGGTCACCTGGAACGATCCGCTTCAGCAATACAAGCAGTCCGTCGAGATCGTTGAGCGGCCTGACCTGATCGCCAAATGGAGACGTATCCAGCAAAGCGATGTCGTGGCGGTCGGTTGCACTTCACGCGGGCAGGCGCGCCGCCTGGGGCGCTGGTTGTTGTACGCCGAAAGTGAGGCGGTAACCTTTGCATCGGGCGCCGATGGGGCTATCCCAATGCCCGGCGATATCATTGATGTGGCCGATGCATTTCGGGCAGGCGCTCGCAATAGGCGGTCGGCTTTTATCTGGCAGCACGGCATCAAACCTGCTGCTGGATGCGCCAATCGGTACGGACGGAACTGGCATAGTCGGCGTGGTGATGGCGGATGGATCGTACGCGACCGCTGCCGTGACGGTAGGAGCGGGAGCAACTTCCATCACAGTGTCGCCGCCTTTGGCGTCGGCGCCTCTGGCCAGTGCACCCTGGGCGTTTTCTACAGCATCGCTGGAGACGCAGAAATTCCGTGTCATCGGCATCAGCGAAGGCGATGACGGCACCTATGCGATCAGCGCCGTGGCGTTTGATCCCGACAAGTTCAATGAAGTCGAATATGGCACCCCCGACGTCGACAATCCGATCAGCAACGTCAATCTTGGCAAGCCTGAAGCCGTTGGGCAGATGACTTTCCTCGAATCGCTGTATGACACCGGTACCGGGCTGGCTGCGGCGCGCCTATCGGTCAGTTGGACTCAGCCGGCCCGCGCCATGCGCTACCAGGTTGAGGTCCTGAAGCC